ACCTAAAGGGGATAATATCAGTTCGTTAAACGAAAGGGTCCTTTTTTATTATTCGCCTAAGTCTACGTTATGGTAAACTTGTTGTACATCTTCTAAATCTTCTAATGCATCAACCATTTTTTCAAATTGTACTTGAGCATCTTCAGGAAGTTCTACATCATTTTGTGCAAGCATTGTTAATTCTGCAACTGTAAATTCTTCAATACCAGCATCTTTAAGTGCAGATTGTACTGAGTGGAATTGATCAGGTTCAGCATAAACGATAACAGAATCTTCTTCTTCTAGAATGTCACGTGCATCTACATCTGCTTCCATTAAAATTTCAAGAACTTCATCTGATGTTTTACCTTCAAGACCGATAACAGCTGTCGCATCGAACATGTAAGCTACAGAACCATTTACGCCCATGTTACCACTGTTTTTGCTAAATGCAGCTCGTACATCTGCTGCAGTACGGTTTACGTTATTTGTAAGTGTATCTACAATTACCATAGATCCATTTGGTCCAAATCCTTCGTAACGAAGCTCATCATAGTTTTCTTCTGAACCGCCTTTTGCTTTTTCAATTGCACGATCAATAATTGTTCTTGGTACATTGTATGTTTTCGCACGCTCTAATACAACTCTTAACGTTTGGTTTGATTCAGGATCTGGCTCGCCTTGTTTTGCTGCCACATAAATTTCACGTCCAAATTTCGCGTATATACGGCTTGTATTTGCATCTTTTGATGCTTTTTTGTCTTTAATGTTGTTCCATTTACGGCCCATACTTTCCACTCTCTTTCTCGTTTTAAATCTACATAAAAATATTAATATGAAATATAATGTGTATTCAACACATTTTTAAAAGAAATATAAAAAGTTCACTTTTGATTCATATTACAGACATAATATAAATCATTATCATTTTGTTCTTTCGACAAGTTATATTATACATGAATTTTTACGTTTATTACGAATTTTAGCATCACATAATATAATTTAACAAAAAAGACTCTAACATTTCTGTTAGAGTCTTTTTACATCGTCGATACCAATTGTCCGGGCCGCACCGACACTCCCGAAGGAACACGATTTTGAGTCTTTCTAGGTGACATTTATATAGTTATATAGAGTGTTCCCCCTAAAATCCTTTATTTTAAAGTATTTTAAAAATTTTGAGCTTCTTTAAACATGATGAATTAAAATGAAACGAAGCCAAAATGGAATCACAATAAATAACTGATACTTTTTACTTTCATTTCTCTCTTGATTAAAATTATCATATTTCATTTATTACTTTATTTCCCGCTAAACAATAAGGAAAAGGGAAAAATTACCACAACCTCCCCCTAATTACTTTTTATTGCTGTATAATTAAAACAGGAAAATAATTTTGGAATTCAAAGATTTGAAGGATGGGAGAGAATTATGACACATTTAAATGAAAAAAAAGCACATGGTCTTAAAGGGATAGGAGAAAAGCTAAACCCAACTATCTATCAAGTGAGATTCATGAAATTAGATGAACCAATTCAATTTGAGTCATTCCCTAAATTAAAGGAATTAGGGGAATGGTTGAGTACTTCAACGCAAATGTGGTCGTGCCACTCAACTATGTACAAGTACAACAGAGAAGAGTTTGAAAAGAAGTTTTTAGAAATTACAAAGTTAACAGTTGATAATGTGCTAATATCTACTGGTGGTGTCGGATTTAACTTCATGTCACCAGGGTGGAGAGATTCTCTATAAAATGAAACACTAAAGGGATAAANNTTTATCCCTTTAGTGTTTCACAGTTTGCTTTAACTGTATAGCATGAGCTTTGATAGTATTAGTCCTTATTTTGTAGTGCGATGAAAACACAAAAAAACTCTACACAACTAGTGTAGAGCCTTGATGTTACGCCGTTCGTGATACCGATGGTCGGGGTCGAACCGACACTCCCGAAGGAACACGATTTTGAGTCCCAGAAAACACCGTACATATAATGAAATCAACAACCACAACAGTTATTGAACTATTCTCTTTTTCAATCAACACGATTACTGACTATTATGCCTCTGTTCCTCAAAATCGTCAAGCTCTTAATTAACTTGTTTATTGAACTTTGCTTGTCCTAATTGCTTATACTTCCTTATTAGTCGAATTTCAAAGTCTCTTGCTATTTCCCTTTTGTCGAACTCACCGACAATTTTATAATCGATATTACCATCCTGCATAAGTTGTCGATGAATCGAGTTTCTTCTATTATATATCCTTCTACATCTATACCAAACTCCACTCCCAACATAAACGACTTCATTATTGAGCCAATGCTCATAAACAGTATATTTGTTCACCTTTCGAAGCTCATTTGGATTAATCTTATATTTCTTTATAAGCTGAATTACTTTTTGGAAAGTTATGTCGTAAATCTTCGCAATATCTTGGTTTGTCATCTTATCAGATAAATGTCGAATTAATTCTTCTTTTGTTGGTAGCAATTTAATCCCCCTACCATCTCTTATATCGAGGAAACGACGAATGTAAAGTGAAATTAACACTTTTAACCTTCGAAATAATCAGTATGCTTAAGGGAGTAAATTCTTATTAATCAAATTAAGGAGCGATTACTATGGGAGATGGAATAATTAAAAGAAGAAGGACTTTTGATGAAATTGAACTTACTGCCAAAGATGTAGTAGAAGCTATCCAAAGTTTAAGTAATGAAGAAAGATGGGAATTATTAGATATTTTATATGATGAATACTATAATCCAACAGGTAAAAAAGGAATTCCATTAGATTATCGAGGTGAAAAGTAAATTTCATAATCTCAAAATCTATCAGAAGCTCCATAACCCTCACTATCGAATTTTACGAAAATCCAATAAATCATATCCACTCAACTTCTAAAGAACCGTACAAAACAATCTGATAAATCATTTTTTGATAACCTAAATAAAAAGGGAAACCGCCTCTGTAAACACACACAGATACAGCTTCCCTTTCTTCTATTAACCGTTAAAAAACTTTAAAATCTTCTATAATACTAAAGTCATACATCACATGTTTTATTTAGAAATAACACATAAAAATAGCGTTAATACGCTTTATTATGAGGCTTCATTTTCTCTCATGGTAACATTATCAATAGTAAGATCTTTTTCTTGCAATGTTTGTTTAAAAGTTTCATTATTTTTTTCGTCTAAGGAACTGACAGTATTAATAGCATAATTACCTTCAATTCCATGAAGCGAAGTATAATTAGAAATAAGCTCATTAGCTTTGTTCACTGCTTCATTTTCCGTGGTGCTATTTTCTATTTTTGTAATTTCAGCATCTAAACATTTGATTTCTTCGATTAAACTATTCAATTCCTCATCTTGTTCTTTAAGTTCACGATCTAACCCGTACTCTTCTTCTTTTGATTCTAGTATTTCTTTTTTACCATTTATTACAGTTTTTCTAGTTGCTAGCAAAGATTCTCCAACTTTCAAAATACTAGGAGCCAATCCTATACCTATACAAGTTGCAATAAATAAGGGGCTATTTTGTGAAATATTTTTCGTTTCAAAAAACCTATAGTTGCCCTCTGTAAAGTTCTTTAAAGAAATTAAATCTGTGCACAAAACTTCTAATCGATCTTCCTGTCTGTTATGAACACATATAATTGGGCGATCTAAATTATTAAAGGTTTTTTTAAAGAAGTTAAAATACTTATTTAAAACTATGTATTTCTCCAACTTTAATCCTTCTTCTATACTTTCACTATATTTAATATTAAAATCATTAAGTAATTCTAAATCTTTAAATAAATTATCAAAAGATTTCAGAGAACTTTCTAGGGTCTTAAATACTTTTGGTACCTTTTCATCTAATTCTTTAGTATCTAACAAAGGATTAGATTCATAAATCTTTTTCTTTAAATAATCCTTCATTATAGAAGCTTGAGTTATCCTATCCCTTTTTTCAAACAAATTATGTATAGTATACCTTCGCTTTGGAGGAGTTAACCCTAAAGAATTACATCTTTTATAATAAGATCTGAATATCTCAAATAAGTAGTGTATTTTCAAGACGTCTCCATTAGGGATTAATGGAATAGGAGACCCCATATAATATAGATTAATAATTCCTTGGGATTTTCTTAAATTCAAATGTCCATCTTTAATATACTTATATTCGTTACCAATTTTGACTGATGAGCTCAAAACATAAATATCTTTCGGATTAGTCCCATTCAATAATAGGGATTTTAGCGTATTTATAAGTTCATTTTTATAATATACATTATTTAAAGAATTCGATATTTGGTTAATTTCCCAACCACTATATAGATAATCCCGATGACTTTTAAAACAAACATACATTTTATCTAAAGAATCACTATCTTTTACTTTTTCTGTATAAAGGTCCACTATTCCTCATCTCCCTTTGAAGATTTTTGTTTTTTCATTTTTAACATCTCTCTCTTTAATTCTAATACTTCCCTTTGACTCTCAATTAACTTTTGCTTGTCGAAAGCTCTTTTTCTTTTCTCTTCCTTTAGTTCTTCTTCTTTCTTTAAAAATGATTTAATTTGTTCCTGATTCTTTAAATCATTATTTTCAATTTCTAAATAAGTTAAATTAAATAATAATAGCGCCGTATTAAGTCCCCAAATTAGGCCTTTATTAGCAAATTTTTTCAATTCCATTACCATACCCATTCCGTATGAATCTAATATTAGCAACACTATCATTACTACCAATCCAAAAAATAAACTATACAGCTTTATTTTATAACTATCTAGTTTGAATCTTTTAAAAGAAAGCAAGGGTACAATCACAGCAGCCGAAGTAGTAATAATTGATCCAAAAAAAATTATATTAGCAGCAATACCTGAATAGGAATTGGTAAGAGTTAAAAATGAAGCTACCGCAAATATAAATCCCAAAAATGAAAATAATATAGCTGGTGTAGAGAGATATTTCATTTTATTATCCATATTTTAACTCCCTTTTATATAATATAATGCCAACTATTCACTGTTTTAAGTTTCTCATATAAACAAATATAAAACTAACAATAAAGTCCTCTGTCCTTTTAAAACAGATATAAATCATTTTATTTAATTAAGCACCTTTATTCAAGAATCCAGCTTTCAAATGCAAACCGTACAGAAAATACAAGTTATTGGTTAACCTTCTTATCCTCCCCTAGATTATTTTATTCCGACTTTCTCATTAACCAATTCGTAAGCCTCCCTGTTTTATTTTCAGCAGCATACCATTTCCCATCTACTATTACAACTTGACATTTATCTGTAAGAAGCCCTAATTCCCCATTTTCAAAGTGCGCTAATCCTTTTTCTTTTAAACTCAGTACAATATCCTCTAATATAATTCCTTCGATAGATAACCATTTTTCAAAGCTTGGCGTGTTAACATTTAACACTCCATGTTGACAAAGCCAAGTTATAATAATAGCCTCTTGTTCAGTTAACTCTTCCGGTTCCCAATTAAATTTTATAATGTCATCATTTAAATTCTTTGGACTAATATACTTATATCTACATTCCCATCCCATTTCACCATTTACTTCAATAGCTTTTCCAGACATAAAAGGATGTAAAGTTTCAAATTCTAAGTCTTCTCCAAAAATACTACTATTAATTTTATATTTATAACTTAGTCTAGTCCATATAACTTCTAATAACAGCAATAAGGGATTTTGGTTAGAAGATGCATAGAAGTTCCAAAAATCATTATCGTCGATGAAGCCAACATAAGGCATTGCATCTAATTTTATTAATGAATTACTCCCACAAACGATTAAATCTGGAAAGGTCACCGGGCTATAACCTTTTGCAGTATCGCCCTCCATATTATCAGAAATAAATTTATAATAAGCTTCTCTTAAAGAGAACTCTGTTTTATAACCATAATATCCAAAAATTATTCTAACTGGTAAAGTTTCTTCAATTAATAAGGAATGATAAATCATTTGTTCGTGGAAAGGAAGAGAAACAACATCCTCATAATTTGGCAACTCTTTCTTTACTATATGCCTAAAAGCATCGCGTAATCCATTGAGTTCTATCTTTGTTTGATCCCCAATTTTATATATCTTATGCATTTTGTTATATGAATCTATCAAGTCATTTTTATATAGATTTTTCTTTATTTCTAGAACTGCAATAACTTGTGAAATATCATAAATGTATTTTTCCGTATAAGGGATTTTGTCTCCTTCCCCTTCTACTATCATACAATCAACTTCATTACTATATTCTCCTTCTCCATTACGGATTTTCCCTGCAGCGACTCGAATATCAAGTTCTTTAAAAAGAGATTTATTCAAAAGTTCGGCTGTTAGACCTTCGTACATATCCCCTATTGTTGGAGCATGACCTACTATTTCATATTTTTTTATAAGTTCTTTTTCTTTTTCCATTAGTGATTGGAGAAAATCTGAAACTGTTACAATCATTTGCCCCCTCCTTATATCTTTATATTATTATTTATTGTAATTATAAGCCTTTTTACATGACTTTCGCACTAATTTTAAGGAAATTATAATTAAGTATTAGTCTAATACCACACCGTGCCAGCCACAGAATTAGAAAAAACCATCTCTTCAAATAAAACTAAGTTTCATTACCCCTTTGCGGTGATTGGTCTTTTCTTGGATTTATTCAAAGGGACTTTTATTTCAACGGCGTTTGGGCCAATTGGTACCTTGGGTGTGAGTGTACCTTTCCCCGTTATTATAGGATATTTTACGTTTTTTTCAAAAAGGGTAGGCGGTATCTCTCAAACTTTTTAGCCACACACTTTCCAAAATTTTTTCATCCCTTTTTTAACCTCGAATTTTTTGGTACATCTCTGTTGCTTCAACATCATTGGTTTGATCAACATCTTCAACAACTTCATCATCATCAACAACTATCTCTCATCATTGCATCATCACTGTTGTTGCATCTGCTTCTACTACTGCATCATCTGTTGTTACTGCTGATTGATACTACCTTACTCACTGATGTTATAATTGTTGTACCTGCGTATGTATCTACTGTTGTTACTGCTGTTCATACTGCATATCATTCTGCTTATCTATCAGCATACATATCTGCTTATATATCTGTTGTAACTACTGTTGAGTGCTACAGTTGTATCTAATATTAATCTGCTAATAGCTTCTGATATAGATTCAGATACATAACGTTATATATAACGCCCCACATCCTGCACCCTATCTGTATTAATAAGATAGTGGCTATATCCCCTCTTTAAGTATTCATTTCATTTTGTGTATATAGGTTATTACGAATAAAATTAAATGATACTGGTTCCAACTGTTGCGATACCAATACTTTGTTTACTTCTTTATGTAAATCAGTTTTACTTCCCACCTTCTCTTTTAAGTAATGAGCCGCTATACGTGCAACCAATAGTCTATAATCACTTTCACGAAGTATACTTCTAAAGTTTTTAACTGATTCTATTTCTTTCATTTGTACGCTTCCGCCTTTCATCCAATAATGCTAAAAATAAAAAAAAGGAGGACCGGCATATGCCGATCCTTTTAATAAATAATCTACCCTTTATTTCGAATAATTTAAGCAATAACCAATTTAGCAATAGCTTGTGGATTATAAACTGCTCCATCCATATAACTATCCAATACGAAAGTAGTTGTTCCTGCTAGAGCGTTTTCAGTATCAACTGTTCGCTGTAATCTCGCAGCTTGTTTAATCATTATTGCATAAGCATGATAAAAGTTTGCGAAAATTACTGGTGTTGATTCAGGTAAAACATCAGTAATATAAATTACTTTACCAAATAACGTTTTTGTGGGTCTTCCATTTACTACTCCATTTTGTACATAAGAATGACCTAATGCATCTTTTAATTTAGCAATTTGGTTATATGTTTTACGTGCCATAATAAATGTGGCATTTCCATTTGCATAATCGTAAGGAAGGCTATTATGCAAATCCATTAATTCATCAATTTCAATTTTGTTTACCTTCACTGTTGGAATGAATGTATCATTTACTATACCATTGAATTCATTTCCACCAGAACCAACTAAAATTGATTTTTCTATGGCCTTTATTAATTTACGTGATAATAGGTCTGCAATATAATCTGATGTTGAGATTGCAGTATCATTTAATAACTGATTAGAAGCCCGAATATATGCCCCAGCTCTCTTCTGTTCCAATTTAACAGTTTCAAAATCCATTGCTAATTGTTTTAAATTAATTCCTTCGCCAACGAAACCAGCATCATCTAGACTATCTTCCCTTGCAATCGTTAACGTACCTGCAACTGATGGAAACTTACGAGCCATTTCAAAAATAGGAGAATGCTCTTCCACTTTCTTAATTACTTGATTGTGAACTGATTCAGGAATTACTGCTCCACCAGCTGTTCCCGTTGTATTAAATCTTACCTCGCTATTTCGATTTTCGTTCATATCTCTTTCTTGTCCATTTTGTTTTCCCATAACAAAAGACTCAAATCGTTCTACTTCTAATTGTTCGCTTGTTCTTTCTTCAATACCATATCTAATTACCGTCTTTTCCATTTCTCTCTTCTCCTTTAGTTGATTGTATGCTTTGACTTCTTTTGGGACTTCTATATCTTTAACAAGATGAATACCCCGAGCTGCAATTGTCGATTGAGAATAAGCAGGATTTTTTACAACTGATACCTCAAATAATTCAAGCTCTTCAATCGTTCGTTCATAAAGATTTGATTCAAGTAATCTCCAACTATCTTTAATAGTGCGGAAACCAAATGACATATTTCTGAGAATGCCAGAATTGATTAATTCGTAATAATCTTTTCCCCATGATGTAGAAGCAATTGTCGCTTCCATATAAAGACCTTGATTATCTTCTGTTAACCGTAAAGAGCCGTTGCGAGTAGATGCCAAAATTAAATCACCCTTGTGCTCCGCAAGGAATTCAATGTCTTTTTTTCCTGATTGAATAGCGCGTGAGAAAGCACCTTTAGCAATTTTTTCAACAAATCGCTTTGTAGCTCCTAATACATTACTCAGTTGACCTGTTTTATTAACATAACCGGAAACGGTCATTGTTCCATCTGTATTTGTATGTAAATCTGAGACTGCAATACGAAGTTCCATTTTCATTGTTTGTTACTTCCCTTCAAGTTATTAAAACTGCTTTTAAAAGCAGTGAAATGCAAAAAAATAAAAAGACGATACCGAAGTATCGCCTATGTTTCATAACCAAAATTACTAAATAAAATATTCAAAAAAGATTTTTCAAATACTTTATCTAATAATCTTATATTTAATTTTTAGGAGGCGAGATCCAAAAAGCTTTTATAATTTGAATTAAGAAACTATAAGAACTCTTTAGATCTCTAACTGAATCACGTTTTACTTAACTACATAACTAGGAGGATTCTTTTGCACAAAAGGCACGAAATATGGAAAACACTAGAAGATGAGTAATAAGAGAGACTTAATTTGTTAAGACCTCTCTATAATATATATACGTTACGACTAAATTTTGTACGTATTATTAGAAAGGAATTTTACAAAAAACTCTACACATTACCTATGTCCGCTTTGTTCCAAATATGTTATTGTCTTATTTTAAAATAGAAGGGTAACTTTTTTGGAACATTAGTTTAGCATGTTTAGTAACCAGTACATTTTATTTCTGTGCTCACCTTTACTTTCTTTTTTACTTTCGATAATAAAAGGAATATTATTTTCTTCAAAAAACGAATTGATAGTTTTCATCCCAACTTTTCTCGAGCCATTCTTCGCTCGTAACCCATACTTATTACAAATTACACCGATTAATTCTTCCTGTTGCTGTTTGAAAATTTTCTTGTTAATGTAGTTATCAATTATATCTAATTGAATGTAATTTTCTTTCTTGAGCTGTTCTAAATCAACATAAGCAATGTTAGGGAAATACTTATCGAAAAATGCTTCAAATCCATAAGCATTCATAAATGAATACATTTCTGCTTGATACTCCAAATACGCTAGACCTGTTGTATGAACTCTCAATATTGGATATTGTTGATGACTTATAGAGTCTATTATTGTATCAAGATAAAAAGCCTTCATTTGCTTATTGATAATGTCTAGCCCATATTCTTTAATGAATTCAATTTCTCCAAGTATAGTGAATTCATCATAATAGAATAACTGTTTTTCAAGATAGCGCAACTTTGCCAAAATGGACTTTTTCGAAATACGTTTATAATAGACATTTACTTTCTGATTTCTGACTCTTCCAGTTGCTTGAACAAAGGTATCAATATCACTAATTCCATGAATAACAATAGTTTCGACTGACTCATCTTTAATCTCTGTAGCCTCTGTCATAAGCTTTGTTGTGTTTAGAACATCACATTCGAATTGACGCTTCTCAACGATTTGCTTGAATTCTAATGAATTTTCACGATTACCCGAATGTAAAACTTTACTGTTGCCAATATTGAAATCTGAAGTTGTATCAATTGCATTATGATATACAAGAACTTTCTTTCCTTCTTCAATCTCATTATGAACCACTGACAAAACAGTTTCATTTTGTTCATAACGATATAGATCTTTCACTTGATTGTTATAAAAATTAGCTTCTTTCAGAACTTCTAATTCATTATTCCAAGGTAAATAATACAGTCCCTCTGATGTTGCTGTCATAAAGATTTTTACAGCTTTGTCATTTTGATTTAAAAAATTAAAAGCTAATTCGGTTCTCGTATTGAAAGAACTATCACTCACGAAGTAATGAGCTTCATCACAAACTATATAATCGAAACTATGAATCATTGAATCATTTTTTTTAATCATATTTTGAAACTGCTGATACGTTCTAAGCTCAAACTCTCCACCTCTGAATTGACGAATACATTCCCATTTATATTCTTCAAGGTAGTTTTCTTGCTGTTCTTTTGTTTGAGTTCTATGAGATAAGACCAAAGTTTTTTTGTTATTTTCTAAAGCATAAGGAAGAAGAATGTATCTTACCCAATAGTTCTTGCCACTGTTCATTTCAGAACCGATAAGATAATTCTTACCTCTCTCCAACTCTTCAACTACATCTGTAGTAATTATGTCACTTACATATATTTTATTTTCCATATCTAATTCCTCCGATTGATTTATTTCTCTCACTTTATGTTTATATATGCAAAATGAAAAACGTAAATCAAACGGAGCAATTTTTAAATTTTTTTTTCTTGGAGGTGTTCCAAAAAGGTTATCTTTCTATTTAAATAAGAAACGTAACAAATTTGGAACATTAGAAGAGTATATAAAATGAGAATTTTATTATGTAAATCAACCTACGAGTCTATTAAAATTGTTTATTCAATATTGTTATTTATAAATTAGCAATATTATGCATTCCTTGTTTGTGGTTAATATTGTATAATTAACCGAAATATTCTATAATCAATAACACTATTTGGTAGAGAGGAAGAAACAAATTGTTGACTAAAGAACAAATTATCCAATATTTAGAGTCTATTCATGAACATAAGATGGCTAGTGAAATTTTTGTACCAGTATTACAAAAAATGGGATTACGTGGAGTTAAGTTTACTGGAGGAACGACTGAATATGGTATTGATATAGAATACTATGAGTTAACCCAACCTGAAAATAATAGAAGTTATGTAGGTATACAATTTAAAAAAGGAAATTTAACTTATAGTAGCAGAGGTTCAAAAGGCACTGTAAAAGAAGTCAAAAACCAAGCTGAAGAAGCCTTTGATAAAGAGATTCATGACTTAGAGGGGCGTTCTCTTGGTTATATCGGAAGATTTATTGTTGCTGTAACTGGAGAAATAAATGAACAAGCACGAGGATTTATTGGGCGAGCTAGATTAAAAGGAAACGACCGCAGGATTGATTATTGGGATGGGGATAGACTAGCTGAATATATTATAGATCATTGGATGGAAGAATTTATCGAGTACTTTGATATTAATCTTGATGACGAAGTTAGTGAAGAAGAAGTTTTTGAGATTGTTGATGAAGAATACTTAATTGAAAATTATAAAGAATTGATAATAAAATGCATTAAGGTGAAATCCACAGTTTCAGGATTTGAATTTGATATGCTTACTTCATTAGCTAAATTAGAGGTTATAGATCAGTTTTCCTCTAGTGTACCATTTTCAGAATTCTTAATGGAAATAGAAAGAACAGAAGATTATATTGAACATGAGCTAAGAAATTTAGTTTCAACTTTGAACTATATTGAACCTGAGGACAATCAATTATATTTGAATGGGCATGCAAAAAATCTATCCACTTTACTTGGAACTATTATTTATGAATTAGAAGAGGCTGAAGAAGATACTGAAAATGCATTTGAACTTTTTATAAGTGTTTTAAATTAATTATTAGGATTCTCCTGAGGGAGAGTCCTTTTTTAATCAATAAGTACAATCGCTTTCCGTTTGAGCAACCGCCTTCTCTTAAGGGGTTTAGATTATGTCCATGTGGATTATTTCTATTGAAAATACAATGAATTTGCATATTATATAAAATATTGATTTTATTAATCATCTTTCTTTTAGGACCATTCCTATAAATAAAGTTTTATAAACCACAAAAGACTTAACATTAAATAGTTAAGTCTTTTGTATTAACCAGCACAGACCGTTCAATTAAAAAAAATCAGGAATTTCATTTGAAGAGCTCATGACCGCAGGTGTTTGATTATTAATCAAGCCTTGTCCAAATCCTGTACCTGCTTTAATGATTGATCTTTCTTCTTTAGCCTTCATATCAGATAACTTTTGAGCTCTTAATTGTTTAGCTAAGTAGATGTCATTAGGAGTATATTCTTTCGTACCAAAGAAAGGAACATCCCCACCAATGACTCTAATACTTCTCGTATATTTCTTAGTAGTTTCAAAAGTCTCTTTTATATCTAAAGTAGTTCCAAAACCAGGCGATGATACTTGTTTTTCTTCTTCAACGTAACTGCGTAATTGGAATACTAAGCGTCCAGTTGAATTTTGAGGATACAGATCCATAAAATCTTGAGCAACCTCTTGCCCAACAATCACATCTTTAAATTCAATTACTTCATCGTTCCAACCAACTGTAAATCCTTTAACCAAGTATTCACCTGTAGACCGTCCATCTTTTACAATTGCTTCAAATCCTTCAACAACAGTTTCAATAGATGCGTCTGACTTATCTTGAATATCGCTCGTCTTATCAAGACGATTAAACATCATGCCTCTAACTTGATTATATTGAACTGGGATTCCTTGATTGTTCTTAAATTCGTTTAGTTTTAGAATCCCTCTCACTTTAATTCTGTCTGCATTTGCCATTCCATCAGCTTCAATTGTTTTATATTCATTCATAACTGTTTCAACACCTGAATACAACTTAGAAGATGCCATAACAAATACTTCAATAACTTGTTCATTAATTAAATTATTTATGTTTGATTGGACAACTAATTTGCCAGTAATGTAATTTGCTCCTGCTTCACTTCGTCTTACTTCAAGATCCTTAGATTTAAGAGTTCCGATAACTTCCACATTGTTTTCTAATCGACGTAGTTTGTTTTGTGCCATATTAATAACCTCCGCAAATTTGTTTTTATTTACGAGGGTATTATATGGACGTTATCAAGAACGTAAAGCAAAATTAAAAAATAATTTTCAAAAAATCCAATCAGCACTCATAACCCCTTTTGTAATCAAGAAAAAAATAATTTGAAATTTATTAAAATAAGTATTAATCGTCCTCTCTCTCAACACCAACCGTTCTTTATTAAGAATAAAAAATAATATCATATTCCTTTTTCATTTATTATTATCTTTGAGAACTTGTAGCTCTAATAACTCCATTCTTCTTCCTAATGAATAATATTGCTCTCTAATCTCTTTCCCTAAAGTATCTAATTCTTTTTTTACTGCATCACACTGTACTTCAATTACAGCTAGTCTTCTACCAAAAACAGAATCGATTTTATCATATTGCTCGTAGATATTTAAAAGTATCTCTCGGTTACGTTTTACAATTTCTTCTACTATCTCTTTTTCATTTACCACTTTTTCTTATCCTCCTAATTGCTCTATTATTTTTAGACGTTAGGATACTTGGGAAATGTATCTAGGTAGACCTTTTTTATCCATATGGTTTATAAAGCTACAATTAATAAAATACTATTATCCCATCACCTTCCATGCCATACGGTTCAAGTAGGAGCTTATCAGAGCTATTAGAGGTAATAACTAATATGGTAACTCTTCATTGTTATCTTCTAGCCAATTATACATAGGTATCCTGTCACTCTTTCTTTCAAATTTCTTTTTACCATACTTCATATCATGATGATGAGCTGCTTTCTTTAAGAAACCGTAAACATATGAATCAACGCAATTAACTTCTACGTGAATTCCTCGCTCAATCGCTTCATACATAAACTTATTTACAATATCCAAATATGTTTCTTTATCCCATCTTCCAGTAATGAACTCTGATTGATATTTATGTACCGCCTCTAAAGTATTCTGTTTAAAAAGAGCCATTTTATTCATATTCAGAGTAGGATTGTTAACTTGAGCGTCAGCGTTATTGTTAACAATTATATTATCTTTATCTTTATCTTTTTCTTTTTTATTTTTCTTTTTAATAGTTGATCCCTTTTGTACAGGCTTGCCGTTACCTTTGGGTAATACTAGGGTTCCCCTTTTGGAAAGGCTGGATTCACTTTCTTGCTGTACTGTCTCTGGATTTGTTGATACATCCAGGTCTTCCCTTTTGTCAGAGCTAGGATTTACCTCCGAAAGTAATTCATGAACAATCTTGTCTGTGATACTAAAGTACTTCTTAGAAGGTACTCCCATGACCTTAGTTTCAATGTAGCCAGCTTGCTCCAATTCCTTAATAGCTTTTAGCTGTTGTTTATAGGACAGAGCTGTTTCTTCTTCTAACGTTTCACTCGTTAAAAAGAAATACTCTTTTCCCTCTTTAACTGTTAGCATACCTTTACTACCAAAGCTTTCATAACTTGAACACAACTGTCCAAAAATAATAGCTCCATTAACTGAAACTGAATGAGCCAGCTCTTTGTTGTACATCACAAATCCGTTTCCACTTAAAACCGATATTAGTTTCATGGTTCTCTCTACTCTCCTTGACACAGAAGAAAAAGACTACATATAATACTGATATAGAAGTTTATTCTTCTGTGTTTTTTCTGTTTAGAGATGGTAGAGCCGCCAAACTCGTATACCATCTCTTATTTAATTATATATATCGTCTGAATATTCGTAAATCTAAAGATTCAAACCTTTTAGTGCTCCGTATTCTTTATGCTTCTGTTCCAAATCTTGTCCCCACAGATTTACATATCTTTTAGTGACTGTAATATCTGTATGACCAAGTAAATGCATTAAAGAAAAAGCATCTAAGCCAGATACTATCATTCTTTTTGCCATAGTGTGTCTGAATGTATGAGGACTAACTCGTTTACTTATCTTAGCTTCCTTACCATACTTTGTAAGTCTCGTTTGAATGCTATGGGGATTCAATTCTTTATTATCCTGACTAATAAACAGCTTGTTCGTAGCAACTTCACCTCGAACTTTAATATAACCTTCTAATCGCTCTTGGGTCGTATCAGATAAATAAACTGTTCTTTCAAATAGATTTTTTGTTCTTCTAATAATTAATTTGTTATGCCGAACATCCTCTACATTAATCCCGACTAGTTCAGACAATCTTACTCCTGTATCTAGAAAAACAAGTAAGATCACTTCATCTCTAAAACCAACAAACGTTTTTTGTTTTCTAATTGTTTTAATCAACTTCTCTATCTCTTGATTATCTAAAGTTTCGATTGTTTTCTGTCTATCACGTAATAATTTGATATTCTCCATTGGATTCTTATCGGTTAGTTTATTCTTATCTAAAAAATTATAAAATGATCGGAGAGCACGTAAACGAGTATTAATAGTTGTGACCTTCATCAACTGTTTACTTTTCAAAATTAAATCCTCTACGTCCTTTTGCTCCCATTCCACTAACTGTTTATTAATAATTTTCTTTGCACCATGAAATTCATTTTTGTAGTAGCCTATTGTTGCTGGTCTCAAGTTTCTTAAATAACAATCCTTAAAAAAATTTTCATAAGCTTCTTCATCAGAGATTTTCTTCTTAATAATTTTTAATTCTTCATCTGTTAATTCTCCACGTCTTCTCACTATAACCTCCTACGCACACGATTCACCGCACACGATTTTAGATTATTTTGTCGTGTTGAAAGAACAAAAAAAAGACTCCAACATTTCTGTTGAAGTCTTGATTTCATCACGTTACATGATACCGATGGTCGGGGTCGAACCGACACTCCCGAAGGAACACGATTTTGAGTCGTGCGCGTCTGCCAATTCCGCCACATCGGCACAATAATAAAGGCGGCAACCGGATTTGAACCGGTGATAAAGGTTTTGCAGACCTCTGCCTTACCACTTGGCTATGCCGCCATATTTAATTTAATTGGAGCGGAAGACGGGATTCGAACCCGCGACCCCAACCTTGGCAAGGTTGTATTCTACCACTGAACTACTTCCGCAAAAATGGCTGGGCTAGCTGGATTCGAACCAGCGCATGACGGAGTCAAAGTCCGTTGCCTTACCGCTTGGCTATAGCCCATCGAATTCTTACTTAATTATATGTAAGTATCAATTAGATTATTTGTAATTTTTAAAATAAAAATGGGGCGACTGATGGGAATCGAACCCACGAATGCCGGAGCCACAATCCGGTGCGTTAACCACTTCGCCACAACCGCCATGTTGTGTAAATATATTTGGCAGGGGCAGTAGGAATCGAACCCACACTGGAGGTTTTGGAGACCTCAGTTCTACCTTTAAACTATGCCCCTATGTAAATGGTGGAGGGGGGCAGATTCGAACTGCCGAACCCGAAGGAGCGGATTTACAGTCCGCCGCGTTTAGCCACTTCGCTACCCCTCCGAAACTTACATGGTGCCGGCTAGAGGACTTGAACCCCCAACCTACTGATTACAAGTCAGTTGCTCTACCAATTGAGCTAAGCCGGCGTATTGTATTAAGATAAATGGTGGCTCGGGACGGAATCGAACCGCCGACACGAGGATTTTCAGTCCTCTGCTCTACCGACTGAGCTACCGAGCCTTATTAAAAAAATGGCGGTCCCGA